GCGTTTTTCACAGTACCGGAAATGTATTGCAACAAGTTAGCACGGGTTGGGTTTACAGAACCGGCTGCGTACAACTTCGACTTCCACCAGGTATTGCTGGTACGGTTGATGTTGCCGTAGGTAGCAAGGGTAGTACCGTCATCCACAGCACCAGGCAAGCCGATAAACTGTTGAGTGTTGGTGGTGTTGTTGTACAGGGCAGTAGCCATGCTGTCCATCATTGAGTTTGTCGCGTCATTCATACGCGCTTCAATCAACGGAATCACTGCATAGTCTTGCTGAACTGCGCCTTCCATGCCGAGGAATGGCACGGGAGCAATCATCAGCTTCAAGTTAAATTCAGCGTTGGTCACACCAACTTGAACGCTTGGCTGTGCAAACGAACCAGAGTAGTCAGACCACTGGGATGTAACCATCTGCGAACCCTGCACAGGTGCAGTAACAGATGACACACCACCAGATGCTTGTTGGGAGTTGCTCAGAAGAGCAGCCAACAGGGGAGTGGAGTTGTACAGTTGTACAACCAATTTAGGAATGAACGCCCGTCGTGTTACATACGAGAGTTCGGTGTACTGGCTGCTGCCAGTGCTGGGAATAATGCCGCCGCCAATAGCCATAAAAAGCTCCTAAAAAAATCCCCTGTTTACCTTTACACCTTACAGACCGATGGGCCTGACAGGTTTGCGAAAATCTGCAAGCGCCTGAGAAGCAACATCCCGCGCAGCTTGAACCGGATTCTTATGGAATGCCGACAGATCAAACTTCTTCATTGGGTTGGGATTGTAGCCACTTGGCGTAGGAATAGCTGCTTGCTTCATGTATTTGTAATGCTCAGCAGCAGCTTCGTGATTGGTTATGCCCTTGTCCAACATGAGTCTTTCAATTTCTTGAATCTCATCACGGTTGGATACTAGACCTTTTTCCATCAAAGACTTGCGACGATATTCCAAGTTGTCCATAGCTTCGCGCTCGGCTTGCTTGGCATCACGCGCTGCAAATTTGGCTTCAAGGTCTTGAAATTTTCGTGAGTAACGCTCTTCCATCTCGATTTCGGGCATCACCACATCTGGGCGAACCTTTTTGGCGAGTTTCAGAAATTCAGTACGAGTTTCTTGGTTGTCCGACAATTGTTTTGCCAGTCGAGCCAGTTCGTCTCGCGCTTCGTAGGACACATCTTCAAGTGACATAACTATCCCCTAGTTGGTTAATAACGTTTACCGCCACCGCGCTTTGACACGCGCTTGGGCCGTGAGTAATTGGTCATAATTAGATGACCTTCTTCGTGCCGCCTGGTTTCTCAAGCGACATCTTGTTTTTGTACATCACGGTATTGATGGCAGTGCCATCTTTACCGCCGCCAAATTCCGAGAAACGTGGCGGGTTGAAAATTTGACCGTGCTGCATGTTGTTGTCAGTCGGTTTGCGAATGGGCGTAGAGCCACGAGGTTTGAACAAGTCCAAAATATTCTCCTTAGTTGGAAGGGGTTGCAGGATCAGACGGTGCGGGAGAAGAACCAAACAAATGAGTCCATGCACCAAGGACAAACTGCTTAATTGCGGCTGCTTCCTGGCCTAAGAAAGCGGAAGCGTTGTTTTCAAACTGGGCCAACTGATTTTGTTTTTCAGTGATCTTGGCTTGCAGCTCATTGATCTCGGCTTGGAGGTTGTCGCGTAGAGTCATATATGCCTTACATTGGAAGTGGAGGTTGACCTTGTCCAGGCAGAGGAGCCTGTGCAATGCTGCGTTGCTCTGGAGTTGCGCCGCCAGCTTGAGGAAGTGTTTGCATCATCTGCATGATTTCTGCTGGCATCAGTTCGCGGTTTTTAGCTTCGCGTTTGCCAAACATTTTGTGCAGAGAGCCTAGCGACTTCATAATTTGCTGACCTTCTGGAGTCTCACTACCAAGCGCGGGTAATGACTGTTCCAACAAATCCATAGCCATCTGGATGTTGATATTCGCCGCAGCCTTGCTACCCATTTTGGGTTCGGGCGTAGACATGGGTGATGCCATTGGAGGGACACCCGCATCAGGCCCAGCACCAGCAGCGGCTGGCGCTGGAATGTCGGTGTTCTCAGGGGCTTGGCCCTGCTGAATCAACTCCATCATCTTGTCCATTGGCATATCAAAATCCTTGTGTTAGCGGCGGTTAGTTAGCATCCAACCGCCAAAGATGGGTTGCATCCAGTGCAAGTTATTAGGGTTAACCCCTAATTACTTACGCTTGGACTTACGCATACCTTTGCGTGCTTTGCGTGCCATGACGGTACTCCTAACAGCGGCCACATTTAAAAGGGAATGCAGCCATACCCTATCCGGTTCCCCGAATTCACTGTCGCTTTGTAGAACGACCATCAGTTCTTTTCTGAGTGCCGCCCACATTGCTGCGGTTATAACTTACTTTTTCGCTTCGCGCAATACTCTTGTCCCCAGTATAACGCGCCGCATTGTTGGGGTTACTCACCCCTCTGACTGTACTTGTTTCGTCTGCCATCACTGTCCTTTCGGTTGTTTAGGCGCTTGGGCTGGCGCTGGTGGCTGCTTTGCCGCCTGCTCCGCTTCCTTCTTTTCCAATTTCTCAAGATCGTCTTTGAGCAATTGTTTCATAGGAGGATCCACCAAGTCAATCAGACGTTTTCTGTCAATGACTTTTGCCTCAAACAGTTTGAAAGCCAGGTCACGACTGTCTTCCATAAAGATTGGGCTATTGCTGTGCGCGTCCACCTTAACCACAAAGTCTCCGGTGAATTGTTCGGCAATGAACGGTACGTTGTTCTCATCAAGGTAGCGAGTATCGTCATACGCTTGCATGATCTTGAGATACAGCGTTGCGAGTTTTTCCAGCGAGTCCTCAATGATGAGTGCGCGTTTTTTGGCGCGGCTGGAACCCAGACGGGCAAGCTGGCTTGCGTGTCCGGCAGAGCGAACGCCTGTCTCGCCACGGCCTTGCAACACGCTAGAGATGCCGCTAGCCTCTGCGAACATGGCATCTATCTCGGAAATCTCTTTGAATAAGTCTTCCGGCATTTTGGGGGCAAGTTCTTCAACTTTGCCACCAGGCGTGTCAGACAGAATAAAGGAGCTGGGGGAGTTAAGGGCAAATGCTTTTTCATCTGTGATTCCCATAAAACCAGAAAACGCTTTCGGCGGGTTGACTTGTTTTGCAAGCAACATAGAAATCTCGCCGACGCGCTTGGTACGCAACTCTTGCAAGTAAATCAATTTCTCAACTTCGCTTTGACCCCAGAAATAATCGTACAGCGGGTTGGGCGAGATTTGCACAAAAGGACATTCGCCCTTGATGAACATGGACTCACCGCTGCGGTCATAGATCACCACATAAGGGTTTGCCATCGTGACCACTTGGTAGTCAGATGTCTCATCATCCCATACCCACATCTCCACCATTTCAATCACGCTCTCGCCAACTTGCGCCTGGTAGCGGCTCATGCTCTCCAGCGAGAGGTTGACGTTACCAGTGACGTTGGGTTGTGTCTGCGAAAACGCCAGCCGGTTCATAGCGTTGGGCGTTTCGTCCTTGGGCTTGGGGCCTTCAAAGACGCGCTTGAGAATACTTTCCCGTTTCGGATGGTTGTACAACCGTGTGTACAACTCCGACTTGGTCATATAGTATTTGTGGCACAGGGCTTCTTGCCTGTCGGTGTAGGGGCGGTCTTCCCGCAATACACCGATAGTGCCAGGCTCGATCACATACGGGTGAATGCTGCCGCCCTTGCCAACCACCACCTTCACAAACGTGGAGTTATAAACCAACGACCAATTGATGGCGGTGGAGAATACCTGGTCAGTATTGCTATTCAACCATTCGTCGTTCAGCGCACGGGTCAGCACCGGAATCTTGGTGTGTTCAGTCTTCTCGACTGACGCGCCCATGTTGATCGAGAACCGTGTTGTCTCTGAGGAATACAGAAACGAATTCAGTTGGTCAATGTGCGGGGCAATCTTGTTGAACAGCGCAGGAGGATCATCTGGTGAGCTACCAAACAAAAAGTAGCACCGGAGTTTGTCGTACTGCGTCTTGCGCTCATCCACAGACACCAGACACTTCTGCATGAGGTCTACATAAAACGCTTCACGCGCATCTGGTGACTTTGGAATAATCATGTGCTGCTCGGTTGTTGAATAGTCAGATTTTCATGATCCCGCTGAACAATACTAGGGGCCAGGGGTCGAATCCTGCCGGTAGCTTGCGCTAATTGTAGACCGTTAACCGATTCATCCGCAATAGGACGGGTGTCGTAGCCGCTGATCTGGCTTGGGTTGCCCCACTGGACGGCATAGGGGTTCTGAGGCTGCTGCTGGAACCGTGCAGGCTGCGCTTCGCCCTCTCGGACGCTCTTGATGTCGCTCATGCCAAAATCTTGAGCCAATCCCTGCATGGTCGAGTCCGCATGTTTGGTGTTATCAGACCGCAGCCCCACTGGTTGCAAGAATGCCACTCGGATGGCCTCACCGTCGCAACCTTTGGGGCAGCGAGGCTCCCATGCTTCAAAATAACCGTGTGCAAGACACTTGTAATCCTTAAGTACACCCATTTTCAATCCCCATTGAGGTCATATTCACTGTAATCGTGCCGGTTGACCATACCAACACGCAGCTTTAACTGTCCACCCACCAACTTTAGCCCCATGCTGGGGGCAATATTGGGCTTTGGCTCGGGCCTGTAATCCACAAATCTTGTCTGGTTGCGGCGCTGCATAGTCCTCACCAGCCCTTTTTTCCAAGCGTCATACCCCCTGTTGACCCGGATTTGCACCGTTTCGGTCAGGGGTTCGGTCTGGTAAAGGAAGACATCCCGCATGTGATCCTTGTTAATACCGCACAGTTCGGCAAACATGTCATTAGAAATGCCTCTCTCGGGGTCTTGCAAGAACTTCTTGATCTGCCGCAGCAGTTCTTTCTTGGTCAGCGTCATGCCCGTAGCCCTATACGCTGGAGGTAATTGGCAGCTACCTTGCCCACATAAAGGTCTTGGTCAGAAGTTTCCGCATCCTTGGCCTGCTTCTCGCGGGTGATGTAGTTGGTTATCAGGCGCGGCTGAACCTGTTCTGCCCACGCAACCACCGCTAAGGCAGAGGCGATAACTCGGTCATCCTTGCTGCGGCCTGGTGCGCCCAGAAACCCGTCCTCACGCACGATGGTCTTCATCTCTTCCAACAACTCCATGCTATAGACGTTCATCATCTGGCGCTCAAAGAAGTCCTTCATGTAGTTCATCATGCGCTCTTTCGTTTGGTGCGTAGTCATGAACCCAATGCTGTTGGACAGACCACCCATGTTGTCCAGCTTGCGCCAAATGTAATTGGTCATGCTACCCAGCACATCCCGCAAGTCCCGCCCGATAGTGCCTGGCGTTGCCGTTGCCAGTCGGCGCAAGTTCTTGAGTTCGGCAATAACAGCCTGCCCTGGCCCGTTGACCTCAAGGTTCATGGTGGAGTTCTTGTACGCCCCAGCAAGGTGGGCTATCACCCACGCAAACTGGTAGGTGTTCATCTCGCTGGTAGCAAACTCCGCAACCTGATCTAGCCCGTCAGCGTAGCACCGGTACACCTGTATGCAGAACCTGTCTGCCCAGTCTGAACTGCCGTACGCAGGGTCAGCCCCAATGACGTAGTAGGCGTTGTCAATAGGTTCTTCCCATATCTTCAGAGTCCCCAGTCTCTCGGAAGACTTCAGCACCTGGGTGTCCTGGAAATTCTGCCCGAACGCATACCGGTAGCAGTCCGGCACAGTCTTCTTCGCAACCTTGGCAGCGTCGGTACAACGGCTGTTGGAGAAGAAACTGGTTCCGGTCATCACAAAAGCATAGTCCTCGGTAGGCGGGAACTCTTGGTACATCAGGGATTCGTCCTTGATGCCCTCTGCCATCTTCCAGCGCCACCACGCCATCTGGCGGGAGTTGATCTCCACACCGTAGAGTTTCTTGATGTCCTTGACCCAGTCCTTCTCCTCGCCGGTCAGCTTGCCGTCCCAGTACACCTTGTACATGGCGGTG